TTTTTACAGAGGACTTAAGGTGGAAGGGGTTGATCTCAGGGGACTTCTTTGGCCACTTGCTTGTCTAAGTCCAAGGGAAAGGGCGATATTCACCGAATATCATTACTGGAATACGCATATGAAGATTATAGCGAAGAGTCACAGGATTTCGCTTGGGAGGACATATGAAGTACTGTACAGGGCCGAAGAAAAGATCGCGTCTTCAAGGGCACAGAAGGAGGAGGCGGACTATTGAAGTATCCGTCACTAAGATGAATAAGAAGCTGGGTTTAATTGAATACAAGGCTCTTAGGCAGTATCAGTCTATGGGCGATATGCTGGATGAGTTTAAAGTCTATGGATATCGTGCGGGGATTGAAAATATGCTTAATAGTGATTCGTGCTGTGCTTCGCAGAATGGTCATAACTGGCTTACAATCGAACCTGAATCGACAGACGATGGAAGAAACTCGTTATAAATAGCATTGATTGCTCTTTGAGTGTTTGTTTGTAATGTAGAGTTCACGTTGTTGTTGTTTATATAAGCTGTATACGTAGCTATTAACTGTTGCCAGCCATAGAGGCTGGTTTTTTTTATTTTAAAAGAAGTAGGATAAGCAGTAATTTCGCATACCCACTCCTCTTTCCACCTACAGTCTTTTGATCTATCCTGGTTTTATGGATATTCCCTGACGCCAATAAGAGCGTAAGGATGAATAAATCCAAGCTGTTTGTTTTGCAAAAACAGGCTAATGAGAAGTTTGGGGTAGAAAAAAAACACCAATGGGTGTCAAACATATTGGTCTTAAGCATCTAGGGGGTGAGAAGTATGGAATTTGATTATGGTATTGGAAGCTCTGTTTTGCTGAAGCACAACAAGTTTGGTTCTTACCAGGGTGGTAGAGGTAGGGTCTTGCTGAGAGAGCCGGAGAGTTGTTTAAGATGTACAAAAACATATATAAGCCTCTACCCATTGAAGAACTGCCAGGATCATACTGATCTTGATGAGGTGTAGCTTTGTTGAGCACGATGGAGATATTCGGTTTTAAATGGAAAATGAAGACAGCTCAAAGATTGATGGGGTCTGTTCCGGGTATCCAATCGATTGGCAAGCGGTTAAAAGAGATTACTTGTCATCAAAATATTCCGTTAAGGAACTTGCTGAAAAGTATGGCTGTTATCCGGAGACGGTAAAGAAATATATTAGAAGAGGCTACTGGCCCTGTTGTCGGTCGGCTTATAAGTTAGATGGTACGTCTGGTGGAGTAGATCTTCCAGTCGATAAGGCTGAAGATATTAGAGAGGAGTACCGTGTACTCTGGGATAGTGTCAAGAAGAGATTGATTGGTGGTATGCAGAGTAGTGATCTTAAGCAGCGTCTGAATGAATTGAAGGCTGCCAAGGTGGCGGGCGATGTGCTTAATACCATAATCAAGGGTGAAAAGGAGGCATGGGGCCTAGAGGGAGATGGATCAAGGAAAGCGCCTGATGAGGAGAGAATACGTATCGAAGAGCTTACCAGGACGATGGAATCCATTACGGTACCACCCGGAGCAGACGAGACTCTGGATTGAGAATAAACGATTTAAAGTGATAGCGGCAGGAAGGAGGAGCGGTAAGACAGAGCTTTCAAAGAGGAGGCTTGTTATTGCACTGCCGGTAAAGAAACCCTGGGCGGATTATCGTTGTTTTGCCGCTGCTCCGACGAGGGATCAGGCAAAGAGGATATTTTGGAATGATTTAAAGGCGCTTATACCGCAGCAGTGGATAAGACAGGTCTATGAAAGCGATATGTGTATTGCCACGAAGTTTTCCAGCGAGATATGGGTCTTGGGGTTAGATAAGCCGCAGAGGATCGAGGGCATCCCATGGGATGGTGGCGTACTTGATGAATATGGAAATATGAAGTCAGGTGTCTGGACCGAAAATATAAGGCCAGCGCTCTCCGATAGACTCGGTTGGTGCTGGTTTGTAGGGGTGCCTGAAGGGTTTAATCACTACAAAGACCTTGCTGACTATGCCCGTACAGCTGGTGACCCTGATTGGGGATTTTATTCCTGGCATTCAGCTGATATACTTCCCCGCCGTGAGGTGGAGGCAGCAAAGAGGGTGTTGGATCCGAGAACATTCAGGCAGGAGTATGAGGCGAGTTTTGAGGGCTCCAGCGGCAGGGTTTATTACGCATATAGATCCACGGTTCATCAGGATTCTTCGATAAAGATCGACCCTGCACTTCCTATAGTGGTTTGTTGTGACTTTAATGTAGACCCATGCGTGTGGGAGCTTGCACAGACCGACAGCCGGATGGTATGGGTATTTGACGAGATAGTCTTAAAGAATACCAGTACCGTCCAGATGGGTAAAGAGTTGTTGAAACGGTATGGTATGCATGAGGCCGGGTTTGTTATATATGGTGATGCAGCTGGTTCGGCACGCTCTACGGCAGGCAGTAGTGATTATGTTCTTCTGATGGAGCTTGGGTTCAAGAATCAGAGGATAAAGAGATCAAATCCGCATGTGAAAGATAGGGTTAATGCAGTAAACAGTATGCTGGAAAATACCAGGAACGAGACAAGGTTTTTTCACCACCCGCGATGTATTTATTTAAAAAAAGATTTCGAGGTAGTCGAATGGAAGGACGGAGGCGCTGATATTGATAAATCGAATTCCGAAAGGACGCACGCAGTCGATGCTATAGGATATTTTATTGAATATGAGTTTGCGCTAACGGCGAGCCGGTTTGATCCTAAAAAAAGATTTTATAAATAAGAAAGAGAGGTGAAAGTGACAAGAGAAGAACTTGAGAAGAGGCATCCTCATTATGATGGATGGATTAATGAGTGGATGTTTTATATCCGTTCCTATTTTGGCGGGAAGATGTACAAGGACGGCAACTACCTGCTGCAGCACCCCTTTGAGAGTTCGATGAATTATGCCAGGCGTAAGGACATCTCTTACTACTATAATTACTGCGGGCCTATAATAGACATTTTCGTATCGCATCTGTTTAGAAGGAGCGCCAAGCGAAACTTCGGGTCTTTAACCGATGACCTTCTCTTTGGGTCCTTCTACTGGGATGCGGACTTCGAGGGATCTACGCTTCCGCATTTTATGAGAGACGCGCAGAGGTTTGCGTCCATATACGGAAGGGTCTCCATCATTGTTGATAAGCCTGTTGTAGTGGCTGGCACCAAGGCTGAGGCTATTGAAAACGATATACGCCCCTATGTTTCTCTTGTTACGCCTGAAAACCTCCTTGATTGGTCTTATGCCAGGATAGATTCGGGTCGGCTGGTGCTTGATATGGTCAAGGTTTTGGAAGGGGAGGGGCTTTATCGTATCTGGACCCGTGAGGAGTGGGGGCTCTGGCAGGTTGACGAAGAGAGTGGTGATGTTAAACGGCTTGGGGCTGGAGAGCACGGTCTCGGTATGGTTCCGCTGGTAACTCTTTACAATAAGAGGTCCGGGGTGCGTATGTTAGGGGTTTCAGATCTGCAAGATTTGGCGGATATCAATAAGAATATCTATTACCTCTGCAGTGATGCAAAAGAAATCATTGAAAACACAGCTTTTCCTATGCTCGCTGTCCCGTATGCAAAAAGTGGTGTAGATGAGGAGAGGGAACTTGGGCCCAGAAATATTTTGCAGTTTGACCCATCTCAGCCTGATGCTCGACCCTATTGGCTCGAACCGCCACACTCATCGCTTACAGAGATACGTGAATGGGTGAAGCAGGATATAACCGAGATTCACAGGATTGCGAAGATGGGTGGCGTGAAGTCTGTAGAGGACTTTAATGTTGCAAAGTCCGGGGTAGCTCTTGAACTTGAATACCAGCAGCTATATGCGGCTCTTAGTGAGAAAGCGGACAATCTTGAGCAGGCAGAGATGCAGGTTATGGAACTCTGGGCAAAATGGGAAAACGAAGAGTTTGATGGGGTTATAGATTACCCGGATGATTTTTCGGTAAAGGATATTGATAGAGACTTGGCTAATGCTATAAAGGCTCAGTCCGTACAGGTAGATTCGATGACGTTTCAGAGGGAGTTGCAGAAGAAGATAGTAGGCGTGGTGTTGCCGAAACTTGATGAAACTGTGCAAAGCAAGATTGATTCTGAGATTGATATGAATCTGGACGTTAAAGAATAGAGGCTGATAGAACGAAGTTGTTGCCGGTCATACCCTAAGCCGACAAGCAAAAAGAGGGTTTGTTTTTAAAAGAACCCAGTTGGGGGTAAGCAAATAGATAGGAGGTTACATGTCACAGGTTGACGAACTCGAAGCGGGAGAGAATAGCGATGTATATAAGACTGAAGGTGAATCGTCGAAGGTGAGTTTTAGCCGTGAGCAGCAAGTTAAGATACAGGGGCTTATCGATGATGCATACAGGAAGGCTTATTCGAAGGCGCAGAGATCCAGAACATCGTCGCAAGAGGTAGACAGGTTGACCTCAGAGATCGAGATACTTAAGAAGGACAAGAAGATGGGGCTGTTATATAGGTCCATCTCCAGGCAAAACGTAGTAGACGCTGAAGAGGTTGCCAAACTTGTAGGCGGAAATGTAAGCGTAGATGATGACGGTAATGTCACAGTAGTGAATGATTCCGGGTCTGTAAAGATAAACGGAGGCGGACACCCGATGAGCATAGATGAGTATGTTGCCGATTGGTTGAGCGCCAGGCCTCATCATTTAAGGTCTGCCGGTTCCGCCGGGGGCGGTTCGCAAAGAGCTGAGTTAGGGTTCAACGATAAGTCCAACTATAACCTCACCGATCCGAGCGTTTGGCAGTCCATGCCACGGGAAGACCTTGACAGGTATCTTGCAGAAGGTATCAACATTTACGGCTCTGCCGGACAGGTGTATAAGTTCAAGGATGTTAAGAACCCTTTTCTGGAAGCACGCAAAAGAAAGTTTCAGGTAAAAGGAAGATTCAACAGGTAAGAATAAACTTAGATAAACAACCTGATATAGAGGCGTCTTGCCATATATCAGGAGGTAGGAGGATAGAGTAATATGGCAAACGAGGTAACTACTGCGGCGGGTTCCGCCGGTGAACTTGTGGCGGCCGAGATAGTATCCAGATTGGTGATAGATGCGGCTTATGCTGAGGCCACTATGCCGCCTTTGGTGCGTGTCGCTGATATAAGCGGGGAGTCTACCATGACGGTCGAATTCCCGAAGTGGCCGTTACTTACGGCGACTGACCTGACTGAGGCGACCGATATGAGCAATACGGCCGTCAATACAACCTCAACGAGCCTCATTGCAGATGAAGCCGGTATTATGATTACTGTTACCGATATGCTTTTGAACAGTTCGGTGCTTGGGGGTCTTGAGCCGTATGCGGCTGAGCTTGGCAAGGCGCTTGCCAATAAGATTGATATCGATCTTCTTTCCCAGGTCTCTGATTTTACCAATAGTGTTGGGGCTACGGGCGTGGATATGACGGAGTCGGATTTCCTGGAGGCGATCTATACGCTTGAGTCGAATAACGCCAAGGGCCCGTTCATTGCAGTCCTGCACCCGGTACAGGTCAGCGATCTTAGAACGGCTCTTGCAGCCACTACCGGCGCCATCTGGAGCGGCCCGTCTGTTCCATCTGAGGATATCGGGGCCTTTGCGAGTCTGTACGGAGTGGATGTATTCCAGTCCACAAGCTGCGCCTCTGTCAATACCGATGCGGACAGGCAGGGCGTTATGATGCCGATGGGCACTCAGTCCGGTCTGGCATACGTACTTAAGACTGCGGCTCAGACGGAGTTCCAAAGGGATGCCTCATTGCGGGCTACCGAGCTGGTTGTTACCGCTATCTATGGCCATGGTTGTGTCAATATCGCCGGAAATGGCGGGGTTAAGATAGTAACGGATCACGAATAGTAGACTGTTGTCGTATCGGGGAGAGGCAAGAGCCTCTCCCCGGCTATTTTATTTATCAAGAGGGGTGAAGTTATGTCGGTCATGACTGAATCAATCGTTAAAAAAGGTTATATCGCACTCGCATATGATAACCGGGGTGCAATAGCATGGCGTGGTGAGTCTCTTAAAGATTTCTGGATGTGGAACAGGCAGTTTACCAGGTATAAGGGCGGTATAAAATATATTCAGACAGTAAAGGTCGAAGAGTTGAAGGAGGCGGCGCTTCGTTACTGGCGCGATGGCTGGATTCCTCTTCAGTCGATAGATGAATTACTACTTAGGCGTATGGAGGAGGCTTTGAAGTCCCATAAGGGGCTTGCAAGAGACGGCGTAAATTTTCCGGATTCCCGGTTTTTAACCTTGCCTGAAGCGATACCTGAAGCATACTTTGGCCCTGAAGTGAGGGCCTATCTTGGGCTGCCAAAGAATAAATCCAAGAGGCTTGTGCGCGAACTTAAGGTGCCTAAAAAAGTGATCGATGCCTATAAAGATACCAGGTGACTGGAGGCTTATTAGTGAGTGAAAGAAAGGCGGTTCAAAGAGTTGTGGGGCGTATGTACAGGCAGTACGAGAGAGATTCTGGCCGACTGCCGGATGGCAAGACTATACGTGTCATGGTTGAGAGGGCTAAGAGGGCGGCTGAGACCGTTGCTAGAAAGGGGGCCGACAGGTGAGCTTTTCGGTAGGGGTGAGAGGCCATGATGAGCTTAAGCAACGGTTCTTCGAAATGAAAAGTAATCTTATCACCTCTCAATTGCTTTCAGATATGGCCGAAGAGGCGCGCTCCGCGATATTAAAGAGGACGGCCAGAGGTATTGATTATAAAGGTGCGTCGTTTAAGCCTTACTCCCGTAGATGGAAGGCCGAGAGAAAGAGGCAAGGAAGACAGGCCTCTCACGTTGATCTGAATTTTACAGGAAGGATGCTTTCCGAGGTGCAGACAACTGTTGATCCGGTAACTGGCAGGGCTACAGTATTAATTTCCGGATCGGGCACAGGTGGTAGATTGGCCAGATACCATCATTCGTCCGGGGCCGGGAGTTCCAAAATTACCAGAGAGTTCTTTGGTTTGAATGAATCAGACAAAGAGAAGCTTAAAAAGATGCTGGAAGAACATATAGATGAGGTGATTAAGGGATGATTGTTTTGCCGAGCGACAATTTTATTCTTGTAGAGTTTAATACTATTGCGGCATTGGAGTATATCTCCGGAGGTGTTAGATGAAGCAGCAGTTATTGGCCGATATTACCGGTATATTTAAGAGTTATATTTATGAAGATAACAAAAAGATTATCCCATCTTCCGCTACGCTAACGGTATATAAGCCTGGAGGGGATGTGAAGCTTGTTGATGGCGCGAGTATGATGGTCGGTTCCGACGGTCTCTTGTCATACACCCTTACGTCCCAGGATAATTCTATAGCGGATATAAATTACAAGGCCGTCATAACCTATATATATGGCTCGGACACGCTGTATGCGACGCTCTTCTACGATGTGGTAAAGAGCAGGCTTATGAAGGTGGTCGTAGATGATGATGTGGTAGCCGAGCTTCCACAGCTTAAGGATAACGGGTGGAGGGTTAGAGGCGCGGTTGAAAGTGGTTCCACTACCACGATAGTCGACTCTGAGCTCAAGAGGTACGAAGACGGCTTCTTTACCGGTGGTCTTGCCTATTCCATCGATAAAGACGAGTCGCGCGAGATTGCTGATTTCGTATCTTCAACCGGTACGGTGACTACGGCGGATTTTTCCACCGCTATATCTTCTGGAGAGAAGTATATTTTGACGCGCTCTTATTCAAGGGAGATACAGAGGGCGTTTGAGAAGATAGAGGATAAGCTGGCACGCCTTGGTAAACGCCCGGAGCTGGTGCTGGATCCGTATGATTTAAAGGAAGTTCATATCTACCAGTCGGTTGCCGAGGTTTGCAAGGGGCTTATAACCGAGAGCGACAACTTCTGGTGGGAGATGTGGAAGTCTTATGAGTCTAAGGCCGACGAGACCTTCCGTGCCTTCAACTTCAAGTACGATAGCTCGGAGGACGGCTATATCACCGGGGCCGAGGAGTCAACGACGGTAGATGTGCTAAGGGCAGGTAGAAGATGACCAACATAGATACCATTCGCGCGGTAACGGACAATCTTCAGTCCGGCCTGCAAAATGAGGGTATCCGGTTCTCGCGCAAGACATATGAAGACGAGAAGAACATCCCGGCTAGCCTCATTCCATTTGGCGAGGTCATATATCAGGGCGAGACATTTGAGTATACCCATGGGCAGAGGCCTGGCTATATTGAGGCTAGCTTTACTCTGAAGGTAGTACTTAAAGAGCGCGACCCTGTGGATATGTTGCGTGAAGAGCAGGGCTGGGTGCATAAGATACGCGAGGCGCTCACCGTGGAAGTTCTCAATACCGGCGCGCTCTTGTCCGTTAAGCCGGTGAGCAGGGTAACTACCCAAGGGGTGGATGTTATAAATCGGGAGCGTATTTCCGTATTAGCCTACAGGGTATCTGTCAGGTATAGAGAGTCATAATCTTATATAAAGGGAATAATATTTTAGACAGGGAGAGTAAAGACGATGGCTGAAAACAAGATATATCTCGCGCTCGGAGAAGAGGCTGCAAGGGGCACGAAGGAGTCGAGCACGGTTGGGTTTATACCGCTCTTGAACCCGGGGATACCGAAGATGGAGTTTGATGAAAAGAAGCGGGCCGAGTTTCGCGGTGAGGATGGAGTAAAGGGCGATACCTCTGTGACACGCTTTGGGCGCAAGTGGTCCGGCTCGCTGGAGGTACCGTTCTTTACCGAGTCAGGCTCCACGGCTGGCATGCTCGGCACCCTCTTGAAGCATTTCTTCGGCACGGCCGTATCGGTCGAGAATGGCGTAACCGGGCAGTATGCGCACATGTTGTATCCTGTCCCTGATCCGTTCGCTGCGGCGAACCTCGATACAAAGGCCCTGACGCTGAACCTTAATATCAACGAAGGCGCAGCCATGAAGAACTGGCCCTTCGTAGGCGGGCGGGTAAAGAGCCTCTCCTTTGAGCAGGAGACCGGGTCTCATCTTAAACTAAGTGCAGAGCTTTTTGGTCAATATCGCGACACTACGACCTCCGAGATCGGCTCCCCCGTCTTTGCTGCTGAGAACCTGCGCTGCGATTACAATAACCTGACGCTCTATACCGGCACGATAACGCGTACCGGCACGGCCCCGGACTATACGGATTTTACCTTCGGCTCGGCTATGCAGATAAAGCCCGATAAGGTCTCGGTAAAGATTGAGAACGCCATGGAGGACGTCGCAAGGCTCTCGGGGCTTGACTACCCCGACCGCACGCGGATGGGCCGGTACAAGGTCTCGATAGAGCTTACGATAGACTGGGAGGACCCGGCAAGCGGTTTTTCATCCGTTGACGAGTTCTCCAGTTGGATTTCCGCGAGCTACGAGACGAACTTCTGCCTCCATTGGGATACCGGTACGCAGGCCTCCACAGGCGACAACCACGGTCTCTACATAGATTTTACCCAGGGCGCAGCTGACGGGCGGTGAGCCGGCTTACAGCCTCGATAAGGACCCTCTCATAACCTTCAAGTACGAGGGCCTCTACGACGCCTCCGAAACCGGTTATATCGTCGGTCTGCTCTTAAAGAATACCGCCTCGGCGGTCTGACAATCCTTTCATCCCGTCTCCCCATGGGAGAGGGTTGGGGTGAGGGGGATAACGAAGCAATTTTTTTCAAGGAGGACGTAATGGCTATCATCAGCTTCGACCCGGATACGATAATCGACTATCTGCCCGAATACGGGGGAAACCGCGACTCCACCGACCCCTGCGTCGTCAGGCTCAAGTTTGTCCCGTACTCGCGGATGTACCACTACTCGAGCCTTGTCTCCGCGAAGACCAGGGGGGTGAACGACCAGTCAAAGGTCATGGATGCCGCATATTCCACGCAGAAGAAGCAGTTCGTTGAGAACGTGGAGTCTATCTCCGGTTATTTTGTCGAGGCCAGGGAGGTCACCGGCGCGGAGGAGTTTTTCGAGACCGCGGATTCAGACCTTGTGCGAGAGATAGTAAATGCCATGGAATCCCACTCCAGGCTCACCGAGGGTCAGAGAAAAAACTGACAGCGGGCTTTCGTTGGAGCTTTATTGTTGCAAGGGACGGAAGCCCGTTCAGATGCGAGGATTGTACGCCGAGGGACCACGAGGCCCGGAACTGCCTTAACTTTAAGGGCCTCTCGGACCGGGCGAGGGCGGTAGGCGAGTATACCGCCGGGGTAAAGGAGGAGCTGAAGGCCGCCGACGCCGGGAAGGTCTTCAGGCTTGGAGAGCTTAGGCTCTACGAGTGCCCCCTGAGCTACATAAGCGCCGATACCGTAGAGGTTATGCGCCTCGTCTACCTGATGGACGGTTCGGATACCCTTCTCCATCCGGGCGGCTGGGGGGCGCAGCCGTACTGGCTGGTAGAGGCGCACGAGATATACAAGAGCGAGACCTTTAGAGAGATAAAGGATAAGGACAATGTTTGATCTGAAACTCAAATATACTATAGAACTTGAGAACCTTGTTAACGCCGAGCTAGAGAAGATCGAGGCCGCCACTGATATTACGGCGTTGAAGATAAAGGAGGGCTTTGACGAGGCAGGGACCGCCGTAACCGGTGTACAGAAATGCTTCGAGGATCTCAATAAGGTCCAGGGCGGGCTTGGGGAAAAGGCGGCGGAGGTCGAGGAAAGGTTCAAGGCGTTCAGCAGCTCGGCGAAGGAGCTGGTCGAATCGGTCAATCAGCTGAACGATGCGCTAAAAGGCGGGGAAGAAAAGGAAGAGGAAGGACTCTTCAGCGAAGAAATCATAGAAAAGTATAAAGGCCTGCTTGGCGAAAAGTATAGTGCAGAAAAGGCACATAGTAAATTATTAAAGGGTATTTATGAAGGAAGAAATAAGATTGTAGGGACGGCCTATAGCTCAATGCAAAAGCAGATGCTAAGCTTCGTTGAGACGGGCAAGTTTTCGCTGAAAGGATTTGGTGACGTTATAGCCCAGCAGGTAAAGATTGAGCTCGCCGGTCTGGCGGCGCAGGCTGCGGTTAAGGCAATCTATTTTACAGCGGTCGGCTTCGGCAACTTTGCCCTACAGCGATACGATTTGGCAGGAGCAGCCTTTACATCCGCTGCATTTTTCGGGGCTGTTTCAGCGGCATCTCTTGCCGCCGCTTCGCAGGTTCAGTCCAGTTTCTTCGGTGGGAGGGATTCAGGTTCCGGTGGCGGCACGCCGGCGGCGGCATCAATGACGGATGCGGTTCCTCTGAATAATAATAGCTCGCAGGAGACTACGCAGACCCAGCAGATCACCTTGAATATCTACAACCCCCTCTCCGAGCAGAACTGGCAGGAAATAGCCGAGAACAACATAATCCCAGCCCTCAAGGATGCGAGCGAGAGGAATATAGAGCTGACAGTAGTGACCGTGTGACGGTCTGTTCGAGAGTTAGATTTAAATAAACCATTTGTGGAATTATCGGTTTTATGGTAGTATGACCTTAAAAGACGCAATTAAACGCTTAAGGGGGCTGCCATGAGAGGATTTGTGGTGTATACGGCTTTAGATTTGAAGAGGGCTATTCATATAAGAAAACTGCTCCTTATAGCGGTCTTGCTGCTCTTTACAGGGTGCTTGACCCCTCAATACTCCAAACCTATAAAGCCGCCAAAGACCTTCTATGCTGACTATGGCCGAGTCTGGGCCGCGGCCGTGGATACCCTCGATGAGATGGGCTTTGTCATAGCGCAGATGAGAAAGTCGGACGGTTATATCTCCACGGACAAACGGGAAAGAGACGGAGAAAGGATCAAGGTGAGTCTTAGGTTCTTTAAGGACGGCGAAGGGATATACGTAAAGATCACCGAATCACAGGAGCTCCTGGTTGGTGATGATAAAAATGTATATAGTAAGCGGCGGTGGATATTCATGGATAACATTAGGTTGGCAACAAAAGAGATAAGAAGGAGGATGTACTGGAAGCTGCCGCACCTTGAAGAGGAATCAAAATAGACAGGAATAACAGGTTGTTGATAGTTACGGTGCACAGGAGACTACGCAGACCCAGCAGATCACCTTGAATATCTACTACCTCCTATTCGAGCAGAACTGGCAGGAGATAGCCGAGAATAACATAATCCCTGCCCTCAAGGACGCAAGCGAGAGGAACATAGAGCTGACGGTGGTGACCGTATGACTTTTTATGAGAGTGGCAGATTTAAATAAACCATTTATGGAATCATCGATTTTATGGTAGACTGGCCTTAAAAGACGCAATTAAACGCTTAAGGGGGCTGCCATGAGAGGATTTGTGGTGTATACGGCTTTAGATTTGAAGAGGGCTATTCATATAAGAAAACTGCTCCTTATAGCGGTCTTGCTGCTCTTCACTGGGTGCTATCTTCCTGAATACCATAAACCTGTAAACCCGCCAAAGGTCTTTTATGCTGACTATGGCAGAGTCTGGGACGCAGCCGTGGATACCCTCGATGAGATGGGTTTTGTCATAGTGCAGATGAGAAAATCGAATGGTTATATCTCCACGGACAAACGTGAAAGGGATAATAGAAGGGTCAAGGTAAGTTTGAGGTTTCTTAAGGATGGCGAGGGGATATATGTAAAGATCACTGAATCCACGACTGAACTCCTGGTTGGCGATGATAAAAACAAATATAGTAAGCGGAGATGGATATCCGTTGGCACCAGTGGGTTAGCAAGAAAAGAGATAAGAAGAAGGATGTACTGGAAGCTGCCACGCCCTGAAGAGGAAGCAAAATAGACAGAATAGCAGGTCTTTGTGAGTTACGGTGTACAAGAGGAAGAGGGCACTCAGACCCAGCAGATCACCTTGAATATCTACAACCCCCTCTCAGAGCAGAACTGGCAGGAGATAGCCGAGAACAACATAATCCCGGCCCTCAAGGATGCAAGCGAGAGGAATATAGAGCTGACGGTGGTGACCGTATGACGCCATAGTTGAAATAATTTGTTTGTTAAATTGTGCGGATTGTGGCATTCTCCTATTGGATGTGATGGGCCCATGGAGAGGAGGTTGTGATGAGAAGGCTTGCTGTGCTATCAATAGCGCTTATGTTGCTCCTGGCCTCGTGTGTCTGGACATATCAGAAGAATCATTTTGTTGGAAGAAGATATATAGTAGTTGAGCCTGATAAGGTTGTTTTTTACAAGGAGCCGAGTATCAAGAGTGAATCATTTCAAGTTGCGAAAAATGAAAAGTTCAGGACAGAAGCCTTCGCATGCTCCGAGAATAGATTCACTTGCAACCTTGATATGTTTAAATCAGGTGATGTTGATGTAGCTTTTCTTAAGATTAGATTGGAATCCGGCAAGGAAGGGTATCTCAGTATAAAGTATTTGTCTTCTCTTTTATATGCGAATGAGAACTATATCATCAGTGCAGATTCGGAAGAATATCTTAGTAATTTTTTATTCCCTGCTGATTACAACAAGGTCTGGAACGCGGCTTTGGATACCCTCGATGAGTCAGGCTTTGTGATAATGCAGATGGACAAGCTCGATGGCTATATTTCTACGGAGAGAAAGGAGGGAATTGCCTATAGGAATAAGATAAGCCTGCGTCTTACAAGAGAGCGTGGTGGAGTCATGGTTAGAGTTAACGTATATTCTGAAGAATTGAGAGGAAGCGGTGAGGGGGAATATTGGAGAGAGATAGCAAGTGGTGGTGCTCGCGCGAGTATGATAAGAGACGATATGGCCTCGAAGCTGGGGGTCGACCCGCGGCATCCTATCAAGTAACCTCAATATAAATTGTAATTATACAAGCGTTGCTTAACCGGAGGAGATTATTTCATCTATATATATATATATATATTCAGTAAAACTTTAATTATTAAAATTTTGTGATGTAAGCATTGAGACAAACCGCCATGCGAGCGTAAGAAGAGCCCCAGCTGTTCCAATTCAACTTCAATATAAATTGAAATAAACAAGCGTTATTTGCATAGGGGGATTTCTATCGCCAGTGGTATTCAGTAAAGATTGAATTTAATATATATTTATTGAAATCCTGGAATTTCATAATATCAAGGCTTCAGTAGCGGCTTGATAACCTTTAGGGGGTATAGATGGCAACTTGGGCGAAGATAAAGTTCTTTTACGGTACGATGCTCGGCTCCACCGGCTCGACGCTTACGGCCGGTTCGACCGATAGCTCGGGCGACTATGACGTGGATTATATATATAACATGCTCGAAACGAACCTCTGGAAGGCCGCGAACACGGCGAGCCCGGTCTACCTGACCCTCGACCTCGGCGTCGGCAACACGGCGGATGCCGACTACATAGCGATCATAGGCCATAACCTGAATACGATAGGGGCGACCGTAGACCTTGAGTATTCGGCGACCGGCGCGTGGGCGGGTGAAGAGGTCAGTCTCTTGAGCGAGGCCCCCTCCGCCGACACCGTCTATCTAAAGGAATTCACCGCCCCGGGAGCCAAGCGGTACTGGCGGCTTAAGATATCAGGCACCCTCTCGGCCGCCCCGTACCTGGCTATCTGTATATGGGGGCTCACCACGGAACTCGACTACGCCACGGCCTCCTTCGACCCTTATGCTGAGAATGTCAAGGCCGCGGTAGGCTTGTCGCAGGGCGGGTATGTTACGGGGATACACGAGAAGTATGCCGAGAGGATGCTTTCCCTTAAATTCCGTGACGCCGACAGCACGCTCTATAACAAGGTCAAGGGCTGGTGGGACACATCGGGCCTCAAGAACTTCTTCGTGGCGTGGGAGACGGCCAATAATCCCACCGACGTCTATCTCATGCGCCCGGGCACGAGGTTCAACAATCCACTTACAAATGCTGGAGCGTACAGGGATATTACGATCAAGCTCAAGGGGAGGAAGGAGTAATGGCCATCACCCTGACAGCCGCATATCTCGCCGAGCTTAAGAAGAAGAATACGCCTAATGTGGTGCTTGAGGTCGCGCTCGATTCGGGAACCGTCAAATGGGGGTACTCTGCGGGCGGCTTCTCGGACGTGGCTCCGATACTCAAGGCCGTTGCGTCGTTGCAGAACAAGCTCGACGCCAAGAGCGGCTTCGCTACTCGTGGTGAGATTACGGCCGTCATCGTCGGCAGGGATAACTTCAAGAACCTTGTTCGTGACGAGTACCTCAAGAACCGGCGCGTTATCCGCAAGGAGGGTTTCGTAACCACCGGCTACGCCTGGTCGGACTACGCCGAGACCTTCAAAGGCAAGATCATCGACTGGTCCCGTAAGGGCGACGAGCTCACCCTCGTCATTGCCGACGACATGGCCGACGCCGCCGTCAAGATACCTACCGAGAACGCCACCAAGACGCAGTCCATCGACTACACGAACTCCGGGGCGGGCATGAACCCTGCCGACATAATGACCGACATCCTCCTGACGCAGCTCTCCATCGCCTCTGGATACGTCGATTCAACGCAGTTCACCGTCGAGCGCGATCTCTGGCTGCGCAGCTGGCTCTTCTCAAGGGTGCTGACCGACCCGAAGGCTGCGCGCAAGTACCTCAACGAACTGCAGCAAGAGACCAACTCCTTTATCTTCCACGATGGCGATAAGATCTCCTTCAAGGTCTTCGCCCCGCCGATTCCGGGGCAGACCATCGAGGGCTGGACGGACGACTACAACATACTCGCCAACTCGTTCTCGCAGAAGTCCGGCTACAAGGACCACTTCTTTAACCGCATCGTATTCTATTACGACTTCGATGAGTCGGGCTCGGACGGGGAGGAGAACTTTGAGGCCGGTGTTATAGCCGTCGATGCGGCCTCGCAGGGCTCCGGCCAGTGGGACGAGGTAAAGACGAAGGTCATTAAGTCGAAGTGGATACGCAGCTTCACCCATCAGCAGCCGACGAACGTAACTGGTGTGGTGATCTATCACGCCTCGGTCAACAACGGCGCGGGTGACGGCACGCTGACCTTCACCTACGATGGCGGCGGCGAGCACACCCTCAAGTGGACGCCCCCCGGCGGCACCATCGGCGAGGCTGTGACCGTCTCGAAGGACGGCAAGTTCCAGGTCTTCGGCGCGGACAAGACGAAGTATGTCCGCGTGGTGGTGACGAGCGCGAGCCTCGCCGGGTCGAGCCAGACCGATACCGACATCACCATCACCGCCCTTAACGGCTCATCGTATGCCACCACGATAGCCCAAAAACTACTTAGCCGCTACCGCGACCCCTCGGGCCTGCTCTCCTTCGAGGTGGATATCAATAACGTGGCCTGGAGCTCCACCTTCATCAAGCCGACTGACTTTAAGGACATCACCACAGACGAGGCGGTAGAGAAGGGCGCGAACACATGGAGCCTAAAGCGCTGCATCCTTACTTCCATCCGTCCGGACTTTACGAAGGGCAAGGTACGGGTTGAGGCAATAGACGCGAATATGGATCGTAAGTATGCCTTTATCGCCCCGCCTGGACAGCCGAATTGGGACTCTGCGACGGACGCCGAGAAGGAGTACGCCTACATAGGCGATGCGGCCAACAATCAGCTCGGGGCGGCCAACGATCCCGGCTTTTATCACTGGTAACGGTCATTAATGGAATAAAAGGAGATTTTAAATGGCTTATGACGCACTAACATCTGGGGACGTGGATGCCAACAGCCCGGCAGATACTACCCTTTGGACGAAGGTAAAGAACTCCCTTGATTGGCTCAGGGGGGCGTTTGACGCCTCGACGGGGCATAAGCATACCGGGGCGGCTGATGATGGCCCGCCGATCGAGATCGCTGGTGATCAGTTTGAAGACGCGGCAGCAGGTGACTATCAGGACTGCACCGATTTGACACCTGAATCAGGGCTGATAACCAGCGGTACTTATACCTTAAGAGGTACGATAAAAATTGCTCGTGCCGGAACATATAGAATCAAGTGGCAGATGAAAAACACCTCCGGTAGTACCGTATACGGAAAGATTTACCGGAACGGGTCGCCTGTTGGAACGGAAAAAAACACCAACTCTACGACTTATGTGACCGTGAGCGATGATATTTCGGGTTGGTCCGCTGGTGATACCTGTGAGCTATGGAGCAAGGTTAGTGGTGGAAATGGGTATGTTCAAGGGGAAGGTGTCTATGTCAGCGAAGCAACGATGATACTGGCTTCGGCATAAGGGGGGGTAATGGCAAAGTACGCATATAAATATTCGGATGAAGCGGAAAAGACCGCCTTGCTCCAACAGCACGCAGACAAGTTCCTGTTGGAAGACAGGTCAAGAATCGTAGTTGTAGATGATGTTGAGGGTAAGGAACACTATCTAATCTTTTCGGACGAAGACCCGGAGCCGGAGCGGACGGGCTTTAAGGAGCTAGATATTGCCAGTATTACGCCCGCGCAAGTGGACGCTTATATCGATAACAATGTAACCGATCTGGCCTCGGCCATAACGGTCTTGAAGCTCTACGGTAAGGCGCTCCTGTTGCTTGCCAAGAAGAGCCGGATAACATAGGAGGCCCATGAGTCCTCACAACGAACTTCATCGGCTGGCCGAGTGGGCGGGTTGCATACCCTTCCTTCTCCTGACGGTCCATGACGGCAAGATGAGGGTGGGCCTGGACCTCTCGCGGATCATCGAGACGATCGTCATAGCTGCGGTACTTGGAGGCATTACCATGTACGTTACAACCTCGGTGCTTGAGGTGAAGCTCGAAGGGGTTCAGGCGGAGGTCCGCGAGGTCAAGCAGAAGGTCGACCAGATATATCGTGACATCT